CAGGCTTTAAATTATAAAACTGGTGGTGGTGAAGATATTGCTCAAGGCACTGGATTTCAAATTTTAACTTTAGATGGTGGTGTTGGTAATAATAATGATGATAATTTTAATGGAGAATTATTTTTATTTAACCCATCATCAACAACTTTTGTAAAACATTTTTTTGCAACTACAACTCACGGTTATAATGCCTCTCCAGCTTTTGTTATGAATAGTTATATTGCTGGATATTTCAATACAACAGCAGATATTACAGCCATACAATTTAAATTTGCTTCGGGAAACATAGACGCTGGCACTATAAAACTCTACGGACTAAAGGATTCATAATGAGCATAGTTACACTTAATGACAGAGCAGTTAGATCGGTCACAGCCTTTGGGTCTTTGAATACTGGATCTATGGTGTTTATTAAAAAGTTAACAGCTAGTTCTAGTAGTACATTAAGTTTTGTTAATGGTAGCTCAAACGTAGTATTAGATTCTACTTATAAAGAATATGTGTTTACTTTTAAAGATATTCATCCATCAGCCACTAATATAGATGGTTTAACTTTTCAAGGTTCAACAGATGGTGGTAGTAATTATAATACAACAATAACATCAACATATTTTAGAGCAACACATGATGAAGATAGTTCTAATGGTGCATTAGCTTATCAAGCCTCACAAGATTTGGCACAATCTACAAACTTCCAAAATATTGGTCAATCAGTGGGTGCTGATAACGATCAGTCTTTAGCTGGAATTTTACAGTTATTTAATCCATCATCTACAACTTTTGTAAAACATTTTATAGCTAGAACTAATAATGCTCATCAATCAGATAAAACTAGAGATGTATTTACAGCTGGATATTTTAATACAACAAGTGCTATTAATGCAATACAATTTAAAATAAATACGGGTAACATAGACGCTGGAGATATTTGCTTATACGGAATTTTATAATAAGGAGAAAAAACAATGCCAAGATATCATAACATAAATGGAAACAGAGTTCAGTTTACAGCAGCTGAAGAAGCAGCTAGAGATGCTGAAGAGAAAGCATGGGCAGATGGTGCTCTAGGAAGAGCACAAGCTAACCTTAGAGCTAGAAGAAACCAACTACTAGCTGAAACTGATTTCTATGCTTTGTCTGATGTTACAATGTCTGATGACATGGAAGCATATAGACAAGAGCTTAGAGATTTTCCAGCAGATAAAGATACTGTTGAAAAATGTGAAAACGCTGTGTGGCCTACTAAACCTGAGTAATGGCTCGGAAGTTCAAAGCATACGTTGAAAGACCAAAGCCAAAGAAAAGACCACGAGTACATAAAAAAAATAAAAATAAACAAGAAAAGCGTATGCAAAAAAAATATAATAGACAAGGGAGATAATGTCAACTACTACTAAAACTAAAACTGTAACATCACCTAGTGATATACAATTACAAAAAGGTGCATTAACAGCTGTACAAAAAGAACAAACTGGTAGTCAAAAAGCAACTGCATTAATAGAAAGTTTAGCTGCAGGTAAACCTAGTCTACCTACAGGTACAACTTTAAATCCACAGTTACAGAACGTACAAAGTCAAGAGTTGATGACTACTTCTGGTGTAACTGGACAAGTTACTGCTGCGACACCTACCACTGCTGCTGCTCCAACTATAGCAGGACCAACTGCTTTAACTGGAACACAAGCTGGGGTTGTTGCACCAGGTGCTGCACAAACTATGACTGCAGCTACTGTTGCTGGTGCTACACCTACAGTTACAGCTGCACAACAAACTGGATTAACACAAGCTGCACAGGCTGCAACAGGAACTATAACAGCTGATGCAACTGTAAAAGGACAACTTGGAACTTTACAAAAAGAAGTTGAAACAGCATTAGCATCAGGTAATCCATTACCTGTATGGGCTAGAGGTGCTGCAAAAGCTACTGAGGCTGCAT